CAGACTAGGTGAACAGGCAAGTGTTGCTAGTCAGTTTTACGGGTCTGTGCTTCCTTTTGCCGCAGCGTCAACGATGGCAAGCGCACAGCGAGCAGGAAGTTTGTTGAGTCCGCTTACTGTGTTTCATGGTTCTCCGCACAAGTTTAGTAAGTTTGATGCGAGCAAGATCGGTACAGGCGAAGGTGCTCAGGTGTATGGTCATGGGTTGTACTTTGCGGAAAATCCTGGTGTTGCAAAGTCTTATCAGGTGAACTTGACCCAAGGAAACGACCCAAGAGATTGGATCAATAACATTGCATCTTCGTTGGGTAAGGACAAAACGACACAAGATGTAATTGGAGAGCTTAAAAAATACCCAGAAGTTGCTCAATTAGCTAACGACAAGGAAATTGTCAATTTAACAAAACAGATGGCTGATGGTTACGAGTGGTCAAGGCTAGGCGGTGAAACTTGGTCAGATAGTGCTATATCAGCAATGAAAAAACTTGACGCCAGACTACCTAAGCCACCAGAAGGTGCTTTTTACAAAGTAGACCTACCAGACGAACAAATAGCAAAGATGCTGGATTGGGATAAGCCGCTGAGTCAGCAGCCAGAAGCAGTTCAAAAACTTGCAAAAGAATTTAATTTGACAAGGAACGCTAGCAATACAGGCGAATCTAAAGGCTCCTACATCTATCAAAACCTAGCTACTCGATTAGCCGAACCTCCGTTTAATGAAAGAAGTCCTTTTAGCTCTGGCGCACCTATTGCTTCTGCGAAATTAAAAGAACTTGGTATCCCAGGAATACGTTACTTAGATCAAGGGTCTCGCGGTGGCGTTAAAGGTACAAGTAACTTCGTAGTATTCCCAGGAGAAGAAAACAAGCTAAGGATTATGGAAGTAAACGGAAGGCCTGTAGTCATAGACGAAGAAGAGCTAAGACGATCAGGATTGCTTGGTCAAGGTGTTGCACAGTAACAACAGAAGGATAGTAAAATACAGTGGAAAACAAATGGATTCCTCCAAACGCAGGAATGGGCAGACCGAAGGGTGCGCCTAACAAATCTACTGCGGCAGTTAGGGAAGCCATTGCAAAGATGGCGGAACTAAACGCACCTCGTTTTGCTATGTGGCTAGACGAAGTAGCGCAGAAAAGCCCAGAAAAGGCTTGCGATATTTACTTGCGGGCTATTGAGTACCACATACCTAAGCTAGCAAGAACAGAGGTAACAGGTCAGGACGGGCAACCAGTTGCTTTACAAGTGACATGGGCGCAACAAGAATAGTCATTCCGTATGCACCGCGAGCGCAACAGCTACAGATACACCATGCGCTTGCAGACAAGCGATTCGGAGTTGTTGTGGCTCACCGTCGTATGGGAAAATCAGTCTCTGCTGTCAACCATCTCATTAGAGCAGCGATAGAGAACACGAAGGAGGCTCCAAGATATGCGTTTATTGGGCCTACCTACTCACAGACCAAACGAGTTATCTGGGATTACCTCCTCAAGTTTACCGAGCCCCTTAACGCCACTGCCAATATTGCAGAACTTCGGGTTGATTTCTGGGGCAGACGCATCCAACTTGCGGGGTCTGATAACCCAGACTCTCTTAGAGGACAGTATTTCGACGGGGTTGTATTCGACGAATTCGGCGACCAGAACCCTAAAATTTGGTCGGAAGTGGTTCGTCCGGCCTTATCGGACAGAATGGGATGGGCGTTATTTCTCGGAACCCCAAAGGGAAACAACCACTTCAAGACCTTAAGAGACCATGCGTCAGAGCATAACGATTGGGCATTGCTTGAGTTCCGAGCATCCGAAACTGGTCTTATCCCTCAGGCTGAACTCGACGCAGCCAAGTCCGAGATGGGAGATGACAAGTACCTGCAAGAGTTTGAGTGTTCCTTTGACTCAGCAATCGAGGGAAGTTACTACGGGCAACTTCTCAATGAGTTACCGTCTGAGCGATTCCATGACATCCCTGTAGATGGATTGGCTAAGACTTATGCGGCCTGGGATCTAGGGATAGGCGACTCCACTGCAATCTGGGTTTGTCAGAGAGTGGGCTTAGAGACACGACTCATTGACTTTGTGGAGAACCACGGTCAAGGGCTCGATTGGTATGTGAACTGGCTGAGAACAAATCACTACGAACTAGCCGAGCAGTTACTACCTCACGATGTGCAGGTGAGGGAGTTGGGATCAGGAAGGTCTAGGTTAGAACTCCTGCAAGAAGCAGGGCTAAACATCACGATTGTTCCGAGAATGGGTGTTGACGACGGGATACAAGCCGTGAGAAGGCTGATTCCCTTTTGTTGGTTCGACTCCAAGACTAAGCGCGGAGTGGACGCACTACGCAATTATCGGCGACAATACGACGATAAGCGTCAAGTTTACTGGGATAAGCCCTTGCACGATTGGGCATCTCATGCGAGCGACGCATTTCGGTATCTTGCGGTTGGTATGTCAGAGCAAACAAGTTGGTCTAAGCCGCTGAAACCTAACGTATCTTGGGTGGTCTAAATGGATGACGGACGATTAAAGGCGATTCTCCAAGGTGAGATTGATAACGCGATAGGTTTCTTGGAGACCGAGACGGTCGAGCAACGTAAGAACGCGCTTACTGCCTACATGCGTGACCCCTATGGAAACGAGGTAGAGGGTCGCAGCCAGATCGTAACCGGTGAGGTTGCAGAAGCTATCGACGGGATGCTGCCGCCTCTTATGCGTTTGTTTACGTCTGCCGATCAAATCGGTGTATTCGAGCCTGTAGGCCCAGGCGATGAGCCTATGGCAATGCAAGCTACCGAGTATTGCAACTGGGTGCTGATGAAGCAGAACCCTGGCATCTCGATCATGCACGACTGGTTCAAGGACGCAATCCTTCAGAAGGTCGGTGTCATTAAAGCCTACTGGGACGATTCGATTTCAGTCACTAAGGAGCAGTACGCAAACCTGACAGACGATGAGCTAGCTATGCTTATGTCTGACGGGACGATGGAGATCGCAGCGCAAGAGACGATTGAGCAGGATATTGACGGTCAAGTCATGCGTGTCCATAACGTTGCGCTCATGCGTAAGACAAAGGCAGGGAAAGTTAAGGTTGAGAACGTGCCTCCCGAAGAGTTCTTGATCTCTAAGGCAGGAAAGACCGTTCGAGATACGCCCTTTGTCGCGCACAGGAAACTCATTACAAGGTCGGATCTTGTCTCAATGGGGTTCGATCCTGAGATCGTAATGAATCTACCGGTTTACAACGACCTTGAGTTTTCCGCTGAGTACATAGCTCGATACAACCGTGACGAACAGCCCTACATGGAGCCAAGTCTCGATAAGTCCATGCAGACGGTTGAAGTGTTCGAGTGCTACCTAAAGACTGACTACGACGGAGACGGGATTGCAGAACTAAGACGGGTGCATTTTTCGGGCAACGAAATCCTAAGTAACGAGGAAACCGACTATGTGCCGTTTTACACCATCTGTCCTATTCCGATTCCTCACAGGTTTTTTGGGGATTGTCCTGCTGATCGTACAGTTGATCTCCAGCTTATCAAGACTACTGTAACCCGTCAGATGCTTGATAACCTGTACTTGCAAAACAATACCCGTATGGGTGCTGTCGAAGGTCAGGTCAACCTCGATGACCTCTTAAGCGTTACTCCTGGCGGTGTGGTGCGAATGAAGAATCCTGCCGCACTGGTTCCGATTACGACACCTCCTGTTGGTCAGCAAGCCTTCCCTCTTTTAGAGTACCTCGATCAGGTTCAGGCTAAACGCACAGGCGTTACAGAAGCCTCTCAAGGTCTTGACCCTAACATCCTACAGAACGTCACTGCCGCGGCCATAGCAGCCCTTACGCAAGCCTCACAAGGCAAGATAGAACTCATCGCTAGGATCTTTGCAGAAACAGGCGTAAAAGACTTATTCAAAGGACTCTTACACCTCTTATGCAAGTACCAGGACAAAGCAGTTTTGATTCGGATGCGTGGGCAGTACGTCCAGTACGACCCGCGAGAGTGGTCGAACCAGTACGACTGCACAGTGAATGTCGGACTTGGTACGGGGAGCATGGAGCAAAAGATGGCAATGCTCTCAATGGTTCTGTCCAAGCAAGAGCAGATCATTCAAGCATACGGCCCAAACAATCCTTTAGTGAGTGTCTCGCAGTACAGGTCAGTATTAGGAAAGTTGATTGAGGCAGCAGGGTTCCCAGATTCAGCAGAGTTCTTCAAGCCTGTAGGCCCAGAGGTCGATGCTGCACTTGCACAACCTCAACAACAACAAGGCCAAGATCCTGCTATCCAAATGATGATGGCGCAGGCCAAAGCAGACATCGAGATCAAGCGTCAGAAGGCTATGGCCGATATTCAGCTTGCAAGGGAAAAGGCTTTAGCCGAGTTAGAACTCAAGCGTATGGAGTTCGAGGCAGAAGCGCAGATGAAGGCGATGAAAGTCGGGGCGGGTATTACTGGCAACGTCGAGATTCCAGGGTAAATCATGGCTACATACAACGGATACTCAACAAAGGATCTCAGTATCTTTGTTAACACTTACTTTTCAAACCCTAATGATCCTGGGATTCAATATCTTTACAACCAAGGTTTAATACCTAACACCAACCCAGATACGCTCCTTTACTACGGTTTGGTCAACATGCTGGGGTTTTCCCCCGACATGGCTAGATCCGCCGTATCGGATGTTTTTGCTCCAGCACCGCAAGAAGAAACATCGTCTTACGAGCCGCCACCGTCTTACGAGCCTCCGTACGAGCCACCACCTGTTTATCAACCTCCTCCAGTTTATACGGCCACAGATGGCACTACGTTCAGCAGTGAAGCAGAAAAGAACAACTATCAATCAGCAATAAACGCACAGCAGAAGCTACGCACAGACGCGCAAGCCATAGGCATCAACTTGCCTTCATGGTGGTTTGTGATGACACCTCAGCAACAGTTTGACTGGTACGTTTCTAACAAGTTTGGAAGCGACAAACTAAAGGCTTTGGGCGTAACTGATGCAAATCTGCTGAAGGCTGTAGATGACGCAATCAAGCCATTGACTGTAACGGATGTCGTTAATACGATCTCACAGCCAGTCAATCAGGGCGCAAACAATCAGACGGTAGATCAAACCGTAAACCAAACAGTTAACCAGGGGTCTACCGTGGCTGCACCAACTCTACAGTCATGGCAGAAGCTAGACGCTTCTGGGAACATCGTTCCCAAGACGATGGCAGACTATACGTTTACCGAAATGGTT